GTTCAATGATTTAAAATGGAGGTAATTGTAAAAAATGGGTAATGTTAAAAGATTAACAGAAATGCAAATTAGATTTGCAAAAAATCTTTGTTATGAGCCAACTTGGTCTGCTCAAAAATGCGCTATTGAAGCAGGTTACCATGAAAAAAGAGCAACAGTTACTTCATCAGAATTAAGAAATCCTAAAAAATATCCATTGGTATGTGAGTACATTGAAAAACTTAGAGAAACAGCTTTGTTAGATAATAAACAAGCTTTAAGTAAACTTTTTGGAGAAATAACACTTTTAATAAGTCAAGCTAGAGATGATTTAAAAAAAGAATATAATGGTAAAAAATATAGAAGAGTAATTCAAGGTGGTAATAAAATAAAAGAAGTTTTTAATACACTGGGTTATAATCAAGTTTTGACTACTGTTTATCTTGCTGAAGAAACTAGACCTTATAAAACAAATCACTATAAGATAGGTAAAACAAATACTAATATTTTTAACAGGTCAACAGGAAGAACTGATAATCCTTTTGGGTTAAACTATATTTGTTTTTTTGAATACAACTCCAGTAATAAATTTAATTTGGAAGCAACACTGCATAAATTTTTTAAAAATTATTCTACGTATAATTCTAAATATAATTCATCAGCTTCTGAATGGTTTTCATTTAAAAATAGAAAGTTAATGATTAAATGGTTTGAAAAAATAGGTTATTCATTCTTAAGAAAAAATGAATGTTTGCATAAATTTACTATGTTAGAAAATGGAGGTTACTATAAATAATGAAATGGAATAAACTATACGAATACCCAAAATCTATGAGGTCCTTAGTGAACCAAGAGAGACACTATGAGGTTGGTAACGAAAAGTTACCATCTGTTACCACGATACTAGCGGCTACAGAGAGCGACGAGAAGCGAGCGGCCATTGCTAAATGGAAAGTTAGGGTGGGAGCGGTTGAAGCAGAACGTGTCAAAAATACGGCAGCTACACGAGGTACTGCAATGCATAGCTATTTAGAGCATTACATAGCTGGAGAAGGCCTTCTAGATCTAACAGAGAGCGGCGTAGAGGCTAAAAGAATGGCAGAGGTAGTGGTAGAGAAGGGTCTAGGGGATTTAGATGAAATTTGGGGTTCTGAATGCGTATTGTACTACCCTGAATTGTATGCTGGTCAAACTGACCTATGTGGTGTTTATATGGAACGCGAAAGTATAATTGATTTCAAACAAAGTAATAAGGCAAAAAGAGAAGAATATATTGGTGATTATTACCTACAATTAGCGGCATATGCCACGGCTCACGATGCTGTTTATAATACTAATATTGAGCAGGGTGTAATATTAATGTGTACGCCTGACTTGTATTTTCAAAAGTTTGTCATTAATGGGGCAAGATTTAGGCAAGCCAAATGGGAATGGTTAGAAAGGGTTGATAAATATTATAAAACAAAATAACAATCCTTATGCCTTTTAAAGATCTTGAAAAAAAAAAACAATATGATGCAGAATATCGTAAAAAAAATCGTGATAAAATTAATGCAAGATTTAGAAAATGGTATAAAAATAATCCAGAACATCAAAAAAAAGTAAAAGAGTATAGAGAAAAAAATAAAGAAAAATTACTAAAATATTTTGAAGAGTATAGAAAAAAACCTGAATATAAGAAAAAGTTTAATTTGTATATGAAAAATTGGATTAATAATAAACTAAAAACTGATCCTCATTTTAAATTAAAAATGCAACTTACTCATAGAATTTATTTAGCATTAAAGGTTAAAGGTATATCTAAATCAAAAAGAACAATGAAACTTTTAGGATGTACTGTGGAAGAACTGTGGAAACATTTAGAAAGTAAATTTCAACCAGGGATGACTAAAGAAAATTATGGTAAATGGCACGTGGATCACATAAGACCTTGCGCCTCATTTGATTTAACTGACCCAAAACAACAATCTATATGTTTTCATTATACTAATTTGCAACCACTTTGGGCTAAAGATAATATACGAAAGGGAGCTAAATATGAAAATAGAACAACTAATACGCGAGTGTGATAATCTAGCTTCTCGCTACTACAGGCTAGACTCTGGTAGCAGGGAGCGAGTGGCGAGGAGCTGGCAACTGAAGGTTGCAAAAGTAGTTAAATTAATTAAAAATGAGTTTAAAAAACCCATTTTGAACAAAAAAGAAAGGTTTGAAAAACAATAAATGTGTGTTTGTGTGTACTTTGTTAAGGATTTGTGTGCACGTAAACCATTGATATATAAGAGAATTCTATATAAAACACACAAATACACAAATATTTTTTATAAATTTAGGTTATATATATCTATATTATATATAATACTCTATAAGGGGAAATGTGATAGAAAGAAAATATGAAAAGTTACAAGAAATCTAAGTATAAGCACATTGTTATCAACAGGAAGAAGTATTATTTTTATAAAATCACCTGGGTTGACATAACAGGTGATGCTGGTCACGCTACAGCGGAAGAGTTTGATAAGTTTGATGCCAGTACAATGACCACAATGGGTTATGTTTACTCAAAAAATAGAAAATTTTTAAAAACGTTTGCTAGTTATGATAACAAGGATGAAGTATTTAGTGATAGAAATATATATCCTATTGGGTGTATATTAAAAATGGAAAAGGTAGACATATGAGCACAAGAGAAAAAGCAAACAAAGGTAAAGTTTTAAATTACATACAACAACATTGGGAAACAGCAAAAGAAATGAAATTGTTTCAAATGTTGCGTAAAGAAGTTGAGATAGGTGGAAATGGTACTCAACGATATGTGATTAAAAAAGGACCTAACAAAGGTAAAATTGTAGGATGATATCATTTACTACTTTACTTTGGTTGATATTTGTTGGCTATATTATTATAATTTTAGCACTATAAATCCTACGGAAAATATTTTTAAAATATGTTGATTACAGAAAGTTTTAATCTATCCTCCGCCGTTCAACCAGGAGGAAATATGTTTGGATATAATGACGACGAAGTCGAAAACAAAAACAAAATAGAACAATTGGAAGATAAAGTTGAAGAACTTGAAAATAAAATTGCTAATATTTATGATGTTTTAGAAATTCAAGAAGATGAAGTGGATGATACGGACGAAGATGTTGAGGATGAAGAGTCTGAAAACTAATTCTTAGAATTACTTGGGGGTGTTAGGTTTTTAATCTTATCTTTTAGATCGTCAACTTCAACACCTTCGAGTATTGGTGAATACTCATCAATAATTTGTTTCATTCGTGTTTCTAATTCTTCCGTAGATAAATCTTCTAGCTTACCTGTTCTAATAATTTTTTGTTCTACATACAATCCTGCTGCTTTACCTCTAGCAACTTCAGCATTGATTGCAGCTGACCAGGCACCTTTGCCTCTGGACTCATCTCTAAGTTTTGCTAATTCTGTTATATGTCTTTCAAAAGTCACATCATATTTCTTTTGGTATTCTTCTCTCAGTCCACCAATGTATTGAACAACTAATGGAAATTTTCTTGGGTTGGTTAATTCTGCAGCAGTAGTGCCAGCACGATCTTTTTCATAACCTGCTTCAATGGCACATTCTGTTTTAGTTTTTCTGCCTTCGTTTGTCACAAGTAATTGTGCAAACTTCATCTGCATTTCTGTTAATCTTTTTGGTACTCCCATCTATTGACTATTAACGTATATTTGCGTAAATTGCAACATTGTTAACAATTAGGTATTGGCTTACAAAAACTTAAGGGAGACTGGATGTTGGGATACTGAATGCCGTTATAATTATGATTAGTGGAAAGTTATTTAGACAAGTACTAGACAAGTTCTTAAAATCTCCTGTGTCACAGAATGCACGCGTTCAAGTGGTTCTACCAAACGGACAGTTTTATGACATCAAAGGTATTCAGTTGATGGAAAATAAATTAATTGGAGTTAGAGAATCTCATAGATTAGTTATAACCATAGAACCTGAAAAATGGTCTATGGGCAAGGTACTTAAAAAACTGTAACCACGTTGAAACCTGAAAGAAAATTTTGGTTAGAATTGAAAGAAAAAACTCCAAACATAATTTGGAATAGGATAGAAAATTTGGCACTTCCAGGCATACCAGACCTGTTGGGATATAACAAAAATCATTTATTTTTTACTGTTGAGCTGAAAGTAGTTAAAAGTAGAAAAGTACGTCTCTCACCGCATCAAATTGCGTTTCATGTGAACCATCCTGAGAATAGTTTTATCTTAGTAAAGCCTCTCGCTTCTAGAGACTGGAAACTTTATGAAGGAAAAGATGTCTTGGAGCTCGATGCTCGCGGCTTGTTGCTTGAAGCTCGCTGCTCGGGGCTTGAAGCTTGCTGCTCGCTGCTTGAAACTTTAGCTTGAGACTTTAGACGCTTGTTGCTTGCGGCTTGCTGCTCGCGGCTTGAAGCTTGGCGCCTGGATCTTGATTGGGTAACCGTTTTCGATACACCATTCATCATGTATTTTATCAGCTATGATCCTCCACCTTCTTTGGTTAATAGATGGTTTAGTGCTGGCCATATGCTACATTTTTAACGTTAGGGTCCCAACAGGCTCGGCAACTTCCGCAAGCATTGCCTTGATCTGGGGCTGGACAGGTCCTCTTCTGGCTGTCTGTAACTACTGTTGAAGTGTTCGGCCAGCTCGCTGCTGCTTCCTGGTCCACCATTGGCATTGAGAATCGTATCACCAGATTAACAGGCGCATATTTTAAATAAGGCTTGACCCACGCCTCGCGCGTCGGCATCCAGTGCTTCACGTCTGGCGTCAGCCTTGCAACTTTAAAAATTTTAGCTAGATGCTTGAGGTCCTGCACATCACCAGAATCATGCCATCTAAAATATTTTGATTTTTTAGATTGCAACAGGTGAGTCATTGCGCGAACCCAGTATGGATGCTTGATGCTGCCCAGGCGCCTGTATTGTGCTTCCTGCACAACTTTAAATACATAGCAGCCCTTCAGAGCGTAACAGCCATAGCAAGTGCTGCCTTCTACGTCTTGTAATTTTTTACCAGTCTTGCATTCTGCAGCTGGTATACCATATGCCCAGCCAGGCATTTTTGAAGGTTTGGACAATCCGCCTACAAGTTTTAATGCTTCTTGTGTTTTCATATATTCTCGCTTTCTGTTTTTATTATATCATAATTTTTTTTGTTTGTCACCTGCTTGTTGCTTGAAGCTTGTGGCTTGAGACTGTTAAAAAACTTCTCGCAGCTGGCCAGGTAGGCCCGCGGCAGCTCTGAATGTTGCCGCAGGAAATAGTGTGTCAGATCGTTGTGTTTAATTCGTTTCAATTGAGTCCTTCCTTTCTAAAGCCAGATCTTACCACGGCTGCGCAATAACTTCTAAATAATTGATCAGGCCAGTTTTTTGTTTCTGGTAACTTCTCTTCCATCCGTCTTCTAATGTTTTTCCAGTCTTCATCGTTGAAGCTGTCCAGCATCTCGTTGTATTGTTTTTGTGTAATCATATGTTTCCTTTCTGTTTTGATCCTA